GTATCCGACGCTCTTGGCGTTAGCCACAATCCAGATTCTTTCCCTTTGATGGGGGGCACCGCAATCTGCCGCTGAAACAACCCCCCACTCCGCATCGAACCCCATCTTGGAAAGGTCTCCAAGGACTGTTCCAAGTCCGCGAATAGTGAGCATTGGGCTGTTTTCCACAAACACGAAGCGTGGTCGTACTTCGCCAATAATCCGCGCAAATTCCTTCCAAAGTCCGCTGCGCTCTCCTGTGATTCCTGCACCTCGTCCTGCGCTGCTAATGTCTTGGCACGGAAACCCACCCGAAACAACGTCAACAATTCCTCGCCATCTTGTTCCGTCAAATGTTGTAACGTCAGACCAAATAGGGAAGGCTTGGAGCAATCCATCATTTTGTCGTTGCGCCAAAACTGCTGCGGCGTAAGCATCACGCTCAACGGCGCAGATTGTTCGCCATCCGAGCAAATGCCCTCCGAGAATTCCTCCACCAGCGCCTGCGAAAAGAGCCAACTCATTCACGCCACCACCTTTGTAATTTGATTTTTCATGTTTACCCCCTTGCTGCCCCCCGTAGTGGGCTGTGGTTGTTGTTAGATTGCTAGCTCATATTGCGTTTTTTCTGCCAACTGCATATTCCTTTTAGCAAGAACAAAATAAGATGGCTTTAGCTCTACTCCTATCGCTTTTCTTCCCATTTTTGCGGCAACGTAAGCCTCTGAGCCTATTCCCATAAATGGCGTTAAAACCCTATCTCCTTCTTTGCTCCAAAGCTGCATAGCGCGCTCGATAACGTCTAGCTGTAACGGGCAAATGTGCCGTTCGTCGTCGGAGTCGCGGCCTTCTTGGAACTGGAGAGTATTTGATTGACGAATATCATCCCAAACTGGTGACGCATAACTTTGCCAAACATCTATCGAGGTGTTTTGATCTCCAGGAATGTAATACCATCGCCCATCATCGTACTGACAACCAATAAAACCATCAGGTGGATTGTCGCCAACATAATGGGTAAATTCACCCGTTACAGGCTTTTCATTTACTCCCGGCTTTCTCATAACTACCAAGTAATCAGGGATGCCTTGACGTGACATTGTGGAATCTTTCTTAACTTGCTTGTGAAGAAGTCCAAGAGCCTTAGTTCTTTGCATTGCAACTACAGGGTCTTTCCATATACAAACTTCAGAATGATAGATAAAGCCATTCCTCTGAAACTGCTTAATTAAATCTCCTCTAAAGTCTTTTATTCCAATAAACCCGTCCCTAGTTTTTGACGCTGGAAGGTTCATGCAATGCACTGCCATGTTTCTACCGGGAGCCATTACCCTGTAAAGCTCTTTTACCAAGTAATCAAAATGTGCAAAAAATTCCTCATCGTCTTTAACATTTCCCATGTCCCTGTCGCTATTACTGTATGTGTACAGGCTTGCAAAAGGTGGAGAGTAAATGCAAAAATCAATAGAATCATCTGAAAGGCCAGAAACCACCTCAACGCAATCCCCGTTATAAATTGCATACTTGTCTGACACTACCTGATCTATTACGCTGCCCATAATGGAATCTCCATAGATGATTTATTGTTGTAGTCTGCTTTTTCTTGCTTTGATTTCCCTAATTCCGAAAGTGTTTTATCCTTCATTACCGCAACCATTTCTGCTGTTAGTTGCTTATGCTGATCTTCTTTTCTTTTGATGTTAGCCAAAACGCCGCCTTCCACATCTGCCGATATGATATGAACATGCACAGGCTTTTTCTGTCCGTAACGCCAGCATCTTCTTACCGCTTGATAAAACTGCTCCCAAGAGTCAGAAAGCCCGACAAATACCATATGATTGCAAGATTGGAAATTCATACCAAAACCAGCAATCTTTGGCTTGCTTACAATTTTATCTATGTCACCTTTTGAAAACCCTATCAAAGACGATGACTTGTGCTTTGCGTCATCAGACCCCTTTATCTCAACAGCGCCTTTTATTGCATTTTTTAGCTTTTCTGATTCATCATTTAGGTGACACCATATAAGGCACTGGCCATCTATCCCGTTTGCTATAATTGCCGCCGCAGCCACTCTCGCGTCTACTGTGTCTTTTCTAGCCCTGTTTCTGTCTAGCAATCCAGCCGCTATTGGCGCAAATAATCCATCTGTAATGCCAGAATCTATAATATGCTCGTGGAATATTAGAGGAGGTAATTTATGGCTACTTCCTTCATAGCCAATATCTTCTGGCGATGTTATAAAAACTGACCACGTTGCAAGCCACTCAAAAAACTTTCTTTTCCCGTGTCCTTTAAGCCTCCATTTTGAGGTATCGCCGCCATCATGGATAAAAAACATCGCAAGCATTTCAACTTGAGACATAATCCCTAAAAATTCACACTGGCTGCCAAGCTCCATAAAATCATTTGGAGATGGGGTTGCTGTACAGCTAAGCCTATACGGGGTTTTACAAAAGCACTCTTGCACTAGCTTTCTTGTCTTACTGTCAATCCCTTTTAAAATTGACGACTCGTCTAGTACAACTCCCGCATAGACGCTTGTATCTATATTGTGCAGTTGCTCGTAATTCTGAACATCAATGCCATCCAAACTAATAGAGAATTTATTAGCCTCTGATATGGTTTGCTCTCGCACAGCAAGAGGCGCAAGTATTAGAACCTTTTTCCCAGTTTTTATATAAACTTGGTCGGCCCAACAAAGCTGCATCATTGTTTTCCCAAGTCCAGTATTGGCAAATATAGCCGCCTTGCCTCGCATACATGCCCATCTAACAATATCTGCCTGATAATCAAAAAGAGGATAATTTGATATTTTTGCATCAAATCCAGACTCGGTTGATTTAAAGGATTTATTTTTTACAAAGTCTTGATAATTCATTTTTTTCCCTTTTTCTATCTGGTTATTTTTAGCTTTCTAATCCAATGATAAACAGTGTCGTAATGCTCTCCGATACTTCTTGCGATATCCGCAATTCGCAATCCTTTAGATAATCCGCAATTCACAAACTCAACAAACGAAACGCCCTCCTCCTGTTCTAGCCGATACATCCACAACGGCATATTCTTGGGGCAGTAATACGCTTCTTCGTTTGTAAATCCGTAGTAATTCACTCGCGCAAAATATCGCTGGTATTCTGTTGTAGTCATGAGTTCCCCTAAGTGGCCCGCTTTATTACTGACCTTGGAACAGATAATAAACAAACAATTTGCTTTTGTATACACTTATTTTACCTTTTTCGATAATCCTTTGAAAATAGTTGTCCATACAGTACAATCAAGCCTTATTTCCCCTAGCCGATCGCCTCGGCATTAGCCTTTCTTGGCTCCTGACCCTGTTGCACATATGCCGCAGGGTTTTTTTTGCCTCAATGAAACTGAGGTATAAATCTTCGCAGCATCGTCAGGGGTACAAGGGTACACCCCTTAAGGGGGTTGTACCGTTCTGTACCCCTAAAACGAGCTTTTTGCCCCCTTTTGGGGTACAGATACAAAAAGGTACTTGTACCCCTCTGTACCCTTTTGTACCCCCAATTATTTGCTATTTCTTCTCATCATCATCGCGCTTGATTGACTCGCATCTATCACAATCCAGCCATGCTCGTGAGCGGCAATGATCTCACTTATAAGCAGATCAGCTATTGGCCTTCCAGCCTGAGACGGCTTTGCGTAAAGTTTGGCGCTTGCCTCCTTGACGCCTAAATTGTTGACAACGTACTCGATAAAGCCACTTCTTGACAGATACGGGCAATCACCTCTTTCCTCTGCGCCAGATGCCCACCACGCGCTCTCAAACAGTTTTCTGTGCTTAGACAACTTATCCTGCTTTTCTGCCTTTGCAGGGGCATCAGCTACCGCGATCACGGCGCTAGTGACCTGCTCGCCGTCCTCATCTAACCAGCCAGTGATTGGCACTGATTTAAGGTTGACGTAAAGAGGCAATGCCATCTCTGCGTCTTTGCTCTTGCGCTGGATGATCTCTATCGGCGCGTCCTCGCTCTTGGGCGGCACAACGCTTATCTCTATATCCAACGCACCACGCCATGCCGAACTTCCCCGCGCCCTGTGCTGCACCTCATCGCTCACGCCAGTGTGATGCACTAGCAGGACAGAGCAAGAGAATTCGCTCATCAGACTTCCGCAGGCGTCGAGCATTGTTTTTGCATCCTGTGCGCTGTTCTCATCGCCAAGCAGGAAACGGTGCAGAGTGTCAACCACGATAATACTAGGCTCAATGCTGCCGCCCCTTATCGCATCACTCACCCTTTGATAGCCAGCCGCCGTGTTGAGATCGCAGCCGTCCTTGCTCAAGTACATATCAAGAGCGCCCGCGCTGTGGTGCTGTTTCCATGCGGCTATGCGTCCTCGCAACCCGTGATGCCCCTCTCCGGCTAGATAGACTACAGTGCCGCTCTTGACCCGATTGCCATGCCACGTATCAAAGCCCGCCGCGATATTCAGACACATATCCAGCACCACGAAGGTCTTGCCACCCCCTGATGGCCCGTGAACCATTATCAGCGCATCCTGCTGTAGCCAGTGCTTGACCAGCCAGCCAATAGGCGAAGGTTGATCGCAGAATGAATCAGCAGGAATTAGCCAGCCATCTGTTTTAGGCAGCAGCAGACCAATCAGATCATGACCAGCTTGTGCGTAGTCGTTAGCATCGCCAGCAATTGGGGGCATGATGACTCGCGCCCCGTACTTTGCCGCCGCTTGTTCGGCGTATCGCATCCCAACGCCTGACTCGTCATTATCAGCCACGATCACTAGATCGTTATGCTCACGCCTTAGAATCTCGGTCACTGGCACAAGATTGCTTGCGCTGTAGGAAATGAAAACTGGCGAGCCAGTGACCTCATGAATAGTCGCGGCAGTGGCAAAGCCCTCGGCTAGATAGACAGTCTGCGCCCCATCAATGACGCCAACGCTCCAGAACCTTGAACCTGTCGCGCCGCCCTGATGGTACTTCTTATCACCATCTGCGCTGATATACTGAAGCGACGATAGCTGCCCATGCTCATCATAAAGAGGCACGATCAGACGACCATCACCAGTGACTCGCGCCCCGTGAGGTTGTACTCCTTTGCGAGCAAGATAAGGGTGATCTGCACTAGCCGCCCCTGCGTTAATCCATATTTCGCTGACTGTATCCGCTGCCACCTCTCTTGATCTGGCAAGCTCTTGATCGCGCAGTTTTTTAGCCTCTGCCATGCGCCGAGAGTTTGCCATTTCCTCAGCGACAGTGAGCTTGCGCCCAATATCTGCCTTGAAAGGATGCTCTAAACCAAGACGCCAGCAACCGAAATGCCCAGCCGGAACACCATCAAGGAAGCCAATATAAAAGCCGCTTTTATCCTGCCCGCCTCGACCCTTTGTGCCAGTGCGAAAACGATGGATATTGCCGTCAAAAATAATTCGATCAGGCGGCTCTATTCCTGCCGCAATCATCGCGTCCCGCATCTGTAGCTCTGGCGGGTCTATCACTATAGAGGTGCTGGGTGGCGACCACGGCCCGCCAAGTATGTTCGTGAGATCTGCCATTATTTAACCGCCTCGAAATAGTCGCTCAAGCGCCGCATAGTCTCGATCGTTGGATTGGTCGCGTCCCTGTCCCTGATTGCCAGCAGGGTGTTGTAGTGGAGCCTCGCCCCGTCAGCCACAACAGCCAGGCGTCGATCTGCCAGCTTTTCCCTTATTTCCTCTAACTGCATGATTTGATTCATATTTATAAACTCCTGCTAAAGTGTGTTTACATCATAATATAGATTAGGTATATTGTATACCACATCGCAACCGGATTGGCCGAACGCGATAAGCGAGGAAAAAATGGCAATACAGTTAAAGAATACGGCACAGGTATCTGTGCAGGGTTTGAAAGTGTTGGTGTACGGACACGCTGGCGCTGGTAAAACAACGCTCGCGGCAAGTATGCCGAACCCGATAATAATTTCAGCAGAAGGCGGATTACTGTCTATTAAGGATGCTGGAATTGACTACATCGAAGTCAACAGCATGGACTCGCTGATGGAGGCGTTTGAGTACGTCTCTGGCTTCGCTGGCAACGCTTACGATTCTATCGTGTTGGATAGTATCAGCGAGATCGGCGAGGTCGTCTTGATACATGAGAAGCGTGTCAACAAGGATGGTCGCGCCGCTTATGGTGAGATGGCTGTGCAAATGACAAGCATCATCCGCGCATTCCGTGACCTTAACGGCAAGCACGTTCTCATGACCGCAAAGGTCGAAAAGGCACAGGATGAATCCGGTCGAATCCTTTATTCACCTTCAATGCCGGGTGCAAAAGTTGGGCAGCAATTGCCCTATTTCTTCGATGAGGTGTTAGCCCTGCGTGTAGAAAAAGACGCAGACGGAGTAAGCCAACGCGCTCTGATGTGTGACTCTGACGGCATCTGGCTTGCCAAAGATCGCAGCGGAAAGCTAGACCAGTGGGAAGCGCCTGATATGACCGCGATCATTGCAAAGATAGGCGGTGCGGCATGAACCTCACCGACTTGTCAGCCCAATGGCTCGCAGCAAAGGAAGCCGAGAAAGCATCGCAGGATGCCCGCCGATTGATCGAGGATAGAATGTTATCCCTGATCGGTTTGCCTGAAGCCTTTGACGGCACTCAAAACGCAGCAGCAGGTGATTACAAGATCAAGCTAGTGGGTCGCCTGAATCAGAGAATTGATGCTGAAAAGCTCCAACAATTGGCAGTTGAAAACGGACTTTCAGATCACCTCTCAAGTTTGTTTCGCTGGAAACCTGAGATAAATGTAAAAGTCTGGAAAGCAGCGGACGAAAGTATCACCGCACCACTGTTAGAAGCAATCACAACAACACCGGGACGCCCGTCCTTTGCAATCACTTTAGGAGAATGAGAAATGGCTTTTTTAGATGAAGTTTTTAGTACAGACGATTTACCACAAGGCACTGGCGGAGACTTTACACCGCTTCCTGATGGTTGGTACACAGCGCACATTGCAGCATCAAGCCTTGAAACCACAAAGGCTGGCACAGGGCAATATATCAAAG